TGGGTCACGCCTTCGGGGCGGTCCCGTTTCCGGCTGCGGGCGTCGGTGCCCCGCACATCCGGGACCGGCTCTACTGGGTGGCCTACGCCGACGGCTTGCGAAGCCGGCGGTACTCCCGAGCAGTTCGTCGCGCGAAAGCTGAGATCAATCGCGAAGGGAGCGAAGATGGGGGCAAGCCTGACGGATTTGAGCTTGGTCGCACAAATGGCAGGCTGGCCTACTCCCTGCCAGCAGGACGGACCGAAGGGCGGACCGTCACAGGGCACCGATCGCCTTCCGGGCTGTGCGTCGTTGGCGGGCTGGCCGACACCAATGGCGGGTACACCGGCGCAGAACGGCAACAACGCAGCGGGCAACAACGACAGCAGCCGGAAGACGGCGGCATTGGTCTCGGGCTGGGCTACGCCGAACGCGAGGGACTGGCACTCGGCCAGCGGCTCGCCGGAGTTCCTTGCACAGCGGGCGGAACAGACCCGCGGCAAGCCGTTGAGCGAGCAGGCATTCACGTTGCTTCCGGGCCCGGCCCGACAAACGGCCTGTGGCGAGATGCTGACTGGCTCCTGTGCCGGGATGGACGCTGGCGGCCAGTTGAACCCGGCGCATTCCCGCTGGCTCATGGGGCTCCCGCCCGAGTGGGACGCCTGCGCGCCTTTGGTAACGCGATCAACGCAGAAGCGGCGCGTGCCTTCATCGCACACGTGATGGAGTGGCTGTAATCCCCGCCGCTTCGGCCGCTCGCTGCGGTGTTCAATATCGTTTCCAGTAAGAGAAAAAATCGTAGGTGGCAAACCAACGCATCTCCATCCTCGTCGCGCTCGATGGCGCCGACGAGGGGCTCAAACGCGCCATCACCTCTGCCGAGCGCAGCCTCGGTGAATTGGCCGCATCAGCCAAGACCGCAGGCGACAGGGCCGCAGTGGGCATCGCCCAGGTCAAGGCTGGCGTGTCCGTCGTCAGCGAGCAGGTCGCCGCAGCGAGAACGCAGCTGCTCGCCTTCCTCTCGATCAACTGGGTCGCCGGCAAGGTACAGGAGGCCGTTCAGGTCGCCGACGCCTGGAACATGATGGCTGCGCGCCTGAAGCTGGCGACGGCCGGCCAGCGCGAGTTCACGACCGCGCAGACGGCACTGTTCGACATCGCCCAGCGCATCGGCGTGCCGATTCAGGAGACGGCCACGCTGTACGGCAAGCTCCAGCAAGCGGTGCGCATGCTCGGCGGCGAGCAGAAGGAGGCGCTCACCATCACCGAGAGCATCTCGCAGGCGCTGCGCATCTCCGGGGCGTCCGCCAACGAGACGCAATCGGCCCTGCTGCAGTTCGGCCAGGCCCTGGCGGCGGGCGTGCTGCGCGGCGAGGAGTTCAACTCGGTGGTCGAGAACAGCCCCCGGCTCGCGCAGGCCCTGGCCGATGGCCTGAACGTCCCGATCGGCCGGCTGCGCAAGATGGCGGAGGAGGGCAGGCTGACCGCCGACGTGGTGGTCAACGCGCTGCTGTCCCAGAAAGACAAGCTCGCCACCGAATACGCCCAGCTGCCGGCGACGGTCAGTCAGGCGTTCGAGCGGCTGCGCAATGCCTTCGGGCAATACACCAACCGGGTCGACCAGGCCACCGGCTTCACCGCCAAGCTGTCCGAGGCCCTGACGTGGATCGCGCAGAACCTCGACACGGTGATGCGCTGGCTCACACGCATCGCCGAGGTTGGCCTCGCCGTGCTCGTCTACCGGCTGCTCCCAGCCCTGATCACCGCGTGGCAGACCGCAGGCGCCGCCGCCGTCACGGCAGCGAGCGCCACCTCCGCCGCCTGGGCCACGGCCAACCTGTCGGTGTCCGCCGCCATTGCGAGCGTGGGCGTGCTCCGGACCGGCTTCGCCACGTTGGGTGCGTTCCTCGTCGGCTGGGAGATCGGCACGTGGCTGTCGGAGAAGTTCGAGACCGTGCGCCGCGCCGGCATCTTGATGGTCGAGGTGCTGATCCGCTCCGTCGAGGAGTTGCAGTTTCACTGGGAGGTGTTCGCTGCGATCTTCACGTCCGACACCATCGCCGAGGCGACCAAGCGCCACCAGGCACGGCTGGGCGACATGAACCGGGTCTTCGCGCAGATGGTCGCCGACGCCGGCCGGGGAACGGACGCGGCCAAGGGCGCCATGAACGCCGCAGCCGGTGCCGCCGAGGAGATCGCCAAGCGCCTGGAGGCGGTGCGCCAGGGCACCCAGGAAGCGGTCGGCCGCGGCGCAGAAGCCGTCCACACGGCCCTGGAGAAACTCAAGTCTCGGATCGGCGAAGTCGAGCAGGCGGTTTCCAAGTCCAGCCAGACCGTGAACGACACCACCACCAGGATGGCCGAGTCGTACAAGGGGCTCACCTCCATCGTCGAGGGCCACCTGCAGCGCCAGGTCGAGGCGGTCAAGGCGCGCTACCAGCAGGAGCAGGCGGCGCTGGAGCGCTCGGGCCAGGCGCAGGCGATGCAGATCGCTGGGTCGACCCAACTGCTGGTCGGGGCCCTCACGCAGCAGACGGCATTGCGCCAGCAGGCTGCGACCGATACGTTGAAGCTGATCGATGACGAGTCCCGCGCCCGCGTCGACGCCGCCGCTCGCGACGGCAAGACCGAGGCCGAGCGCGCAGCCAACGTGCAGCGGGTCGAGAACGAGATCCTGGCCACGCGCCGGCAGACACTGACCCAGGCGGCCGCAGAATACCGCCAGCACATCGACGCGCTCAACGCCGAGGCGAACCGGCATCTGACCGAGATCCGGCGCATTGAGGACGAGAAGCGCCAGCTGTCGATGTCGACCGAGGAGCGCATCCGCGACATCCGCCGCGCGGGGCTATCGGACTACGAGGCCCAGGAGGACCGCAAACGCCAGATCGCGGAATACCAAGCCAGTGCGCGTGCAGCCTTGGCCAACGGCGAGTTCGACCAGGCCCGCCAGCGCGCCAGCAAGGCCATGGACCTGGCCGCCCAGGTGGCGAGCACGCAATCGAGCGAAGCCAAGCGCGCGGAGGATGCGCGCCGGCAGTCCGAGCAAGCCGTCTCGCAGGTGGCCCAATTGGAAGCCCAGGCCCGGGAGGCAACCGGCCGCAGGGAATACGCGCAGGCCGAAGCCCTGACACGGCAGGCGGACGAGCTGCGCGCCCAATCGGCACAGCAGGCCGCGAACGCCGACGCCCGGGCCGTGCAGGGCAAGGCCGCCGTCAACGAAGCCATCGGCCGGATCCGCGATTCGCAGGCGATCCTCAATCAGACGCTGGATGCGGAGGCCCAGGCGCACCAGCGCGCCGCGCAGTCGGCGGTGTCGGCCCGGCAGGGCATCCAGCAGACGCTGGCGCAGACCGACAGCCAGATCGCCCAACTGGCGGCCAAGCTGCAGCAGGGTCTCAAGGTCACCATCGATGCGGACACCCAGCGCTTCGACAAGGCCATCGCCGACCTCGACAAAGCCCTGGCCGAGCGCGAACGGCTGGTGGTCATCAAGGCCGATCTGGAGCAGGCCGAGAAAACGTTGCAGGACTACGAGCAGCGCCTGAAGGAAGGCAGGACCTTGCCGGTCGATGCCGACGTGTCCAAGGCCACTGCGGCGTTGGACAGGCTCAACGCTTATGCCAAGGAAACCTCGCAGCTCGAATTGAAGGTTGCCACCGAGAAGGCACAAGCCGCGATTTCCAACGTCAGAAACCAGATCGCGGCCCTGGACCGCATCCAGACCGAGTCAAGCCACCTCGTGGCCAGCAATGTCAACGCCGTGCGCGCCGAGGTCCAGAGCCTGAACGGCATGAACACGTCATCCACCCACACGATTGCCGTGCGCCGGGTCGAGGCGAATGCCGCGGGCGGCGTGGTCGGCGGCGGGGTGCGGCAGTTCGCCGATGGCGGGCCGGTCGCGCCCGCCTTCCCGCGCATGAGCGGCGGTTCGGTGCCGGGCACGGGCGATCAGGACACGGTGCCGCGCACGCTGGACGCCGGGGCCTTCGTGATCCGCAAGGCGGCGGTGCGCAAGTACGGGGCCGGAACGCTCGCGCAGCTCGCCAACGGCGTGGCCCGCTTCGCCACGGGCGGGGCGGTGCTGTTCGGGGGACGTGGCGGCGGCCAGCCGGGCGGCGCCAAGCGCAACCGCGACGTGGTCGAGGCCCGCAAGATGATCGACCTGGGCCTGCAGGGCATGGGCGACTACACGTCCTGGGCGCAGCACCAGGGCGGGGCCTGGGTCAGTTCGGACATGCGCTCGCGCACGATGACGAACTACGGCCGGCAGGCCGAGCGCGACCGGCAGGCGCTCGATGGGCTGGCCGAACGCAAGCAACTGACCACCGCCGAGCGCCAGACCATCGAGCGCATCAAGACCACGTGGCGTCAGGCCATGGCCCAGCCGATGCTGTGGGGCCGGGATCTGGAACGCGACCTGCTCGACTACATGGAGCAGCACCAGGGCGAGTTCTACCGCGACGGCGGTGTGGCGCCTTCCGACACGGTGCCCGCCATGCTGACGCCCGGCGAATACGTCGTGAACCGGCAGGCGGTGGAGCGCCACGGCGTGGCCTTCTTCGATGCCATCAACAACCTGGCGCTGCCGGCCCGCGCGCTGGCGAACACCGTCCGGGGCTACGCCACCGGCGGGCTCGTGCAGCCGCTGGCCGGCATGGCGGCCAGGGCGTCGCAAGCGGTGTCGGGCGCCTGGAAGGGTGCCGACCCGGCTGCGGCGCTGTCGCAGGTGCTGGCCACGTCCATGCGTATGCCGGCACCCGCCTACGCGGCAGAGGTGGCGCCAGCTCGCACCATCCGCGTGGAACTGGCCTCTGGCGGCCGGACGGTCGCCGCCACCATCGACGCCCGCGACGAAGCGCGGCTGCTCGAACTCCTCAAAGAAGCCCAATCCCGGGCGCTGTAACTCCGATGCAATTGAAGAACCTGGCGGACAGCGCGGTCCTCGCGCTGCCCGATGACCTGCTATGGGCGGACGAACACGCCTGGACACCCGCCGTGGCGGCGGTGTCGTACCTGCTGACCGGCGCGCTGCTGGTCGAGTCGGCCGCCCGCCAGAAGGGGCGGCCCATCACGCTGGTGGGCGCTGCCGACATGGCCTGGGTGACCCGCGCGACGGTGAGCACGCTGTACGCGTGGGCTGCGACGCCCAGCCGCCAGTTCGAACTGACCCACACCGATGGCCGCGCCTTCACCGTGGCCTTCCGGCATCACGAAACCGCCATCGAGGCCGAACCAGTGACCGGCTTCCCGGCCCGGCGCGACGCCGACTTTTACCGATTGACCCTCCGTCTGATGGAGATCTGAATGCCGATTCTTTCCGGCGACGTGAAGCTGCTGGCTTCCGAGCGCCTGCTCGACACCCCCGACGGCGGTGGTCGCATGACCGGCCACGTCGTGGTCGACGGCCAGTCGAACAACCTGTTCCCCGACATCTCCGAGCTCGACCGCACCTACGGGCGCGTGTCGCTGCGCAAATCCTTTGTCGGGGTGCTGACCGATTCGACCGATTCCTACTACGGCGCCCACGCGATCCTCGCCGAAGCGCCGACCGATCCGCGCGTGTCGGTCACGCTCTTCACCACCAAGTCATGGACCGACCGGCGCGATGCCGCCAAGGACCGCGTCGAGCGGTATCTCGCCCGCGGCGTCAAATGGCCCGGCCAACTGCTGGAACGGCAGCTCACCGGCCAGCGCGCCATCACGCTGCTGTTGAAGCCGTCTGATTCGCTGCCGCGTGTCGGGCAGGCGCTCGTGCTGGTGCAGGACGAAGCCAAGCCGACCGAGACCGAGCAGTATGTGCGGGTCACGCGCATTACCACGACCGAGCGCGAATTCACCGTCAGCGAGGGCGGCGGCACCGTCAAGTTCGCGGCGATCGTCGCGACCTGCGAGATCTCCGATCCGCTGCGCTACGACTTCGAGGGGGCGGCGCCGTCCAACCGCGACGACGTCTCGGCCAAGGCCGTGGTGCGCGACACGATCGTCGCCAACGCCGCTGTCTACTACGGCATCGCACCCACCGTGGCCGAGGCGAGGGTGGGGGACCTGCGCGTGCAGGTGCCGGGCCTGTTCGGGCAACTGGTGCCGTCCGCCCAGTCGGAGACGCCGCTGGTGGACCTGAACGCCGCCGGCCAGGCGGTGCCGCTGCTGGAGAGCGGCAGCGGCGTGCTGACCTACACGGCCAACGGCCAGGTCGCCAGCGGCCGCAACCTCTACCTGGGCAACCCGCTGGTGCCGGGCAGCTTGCGCATCGCGGGTGGTGGCTACACGTTCACCGATGCGGCGGGCCAGCTCAAGTCCGGCACGAGCACGATCGGCACGGTCGACTACGCTCGGGGTCTGGTGGCCTTCAAGGACGGCACGCCGGGATACGGCGGGGATTTCCAGGTCAGCTTCCGGCCGGCGGGAGCCCCCACCCGGGTGGCGGATACCGCCGCGATCGGCATCGCCCAGGAGAACCGCGGCTACGCCTACACCATCACGCTGTCGCCGCCGCCCAAGCCGGGGGCGCTGATCGTGTCCTACATGGCGCAGGGCAAGTGGTACGACCTGCGCGACCAGGGCGACGGCGCGATCCGGGGGAGCGATTCGTCCTTCGGGGCCGGGACGCTGGACTATGTGACCGGCTCGGTGATCCTCACCACTGGCGCGCTGCCGGACGCCAATACGGCCATCCTCTTCGCCTGGGGGAGTGCGGCCAGCTACTTCAACCGGGTCGCGGCGCCGGTGGAGCCACCCACCGTGCGCCACACCGTGGCCCATCCAGGCATCGCGCCGGGCACCTTGCGTATCACGTGGCCCGACGGCGCGCGCCAGCGCGTGGCCACCGACGACGGGCACGGGGTGATCACGGGAGACGGATCGGGCACCGTGCGCTATGCGCGCGGCGAGTTGGTCTTCCGGCCCGCCGTGCTGCCAGCCGGTGGTGCGGAACTGACTCTCGACTATGAGTGGGGCCCGCCACAGGAAGCGAACTTCGCGCACCCGCTGCGCAACGCCGATGGCACCGTCACGGTCCGGCTGCCGCAGACCGACATCCGCCCGAACACGGTCGAGCTCGAGTTCAACCTGCTGATCGAGAACTACCAGTCGATCTCGGGCACGCCCGCCGAGATGCAGGTGGTGCAGCGTGTCGACCCGATCAAGATCGCGCGCGACACCGGCGGCGGGGCGTTTGATGCTGCCGTGGTCGGTCGGATCGACTACGCCACCGGCACTATCACCTTCCGGCCCGACACGACAGTCAACATCCCGTTCGCGCGCTACAGCGTGCAGCAGCTGGGCTGGACGGTGGAGGGCAACGAGCGCAAACCGGTCTACCGCAACACCTTCAGCCACTGGGAGTACAAGCCGGCCGGCGCAGCGATGCCCATCGATGAGTCGGGCTACGTCAAGGTGCGCTACCGCGCAGCAGACGCGGCGAACGCGGCAACCGAGACCGTGACGCTCGCCCAGCTGGAAGTCGACCTGACCGACCGCTACGCCGAAGCCATCGTGCCCGGCAGCCTCCGCTTCGGCCTGGGCGGCAAGGTCTACGTGGACCGGCTGGGCACGCTCGTCACCGACATCAACGCCAACACTGGGGCAGGCACTCAGGCCGGCACCATCGACTACGCCTCGGGCCGGGCGCTGCTCGCCGTCTGGCAGCCGGGCGCGGGCAACGTGGTGTCGATGCAGTCGCTGCTGACCGAACTCGGTGGACAGCCGGTCGACGAGGTGGTCTTCCGCGTGCCGGCGGCGCCGGTGCGGCCGGGGAGCCTGCAGATCCGCGCGGTACCGCTGACCGGCGGCCAGATCACGGCCACCGCCAACGCGGACGGCACCATCGCGGCAGCGGGCATGCTCGGCACGGTGGACTACCAGACCGGGGTGGTGCGCGTGCGCTTCGGCCGCTTCGTGCCCGCCGCTGGCCGGGAGGGCGAGATCTGGTACAGCGCCGATGCCGTGCGCGACGGCCAGATCTTCCAGCCGCTGCCGGTGCTGGCCGACACGTTGCGCTTCAACGCGGTGGCCTTCACGTACCTGCCGCTGTCGGCCGACGTGCTCGGGCTCGACCCGGTGCGCCTGCCGCTCGATGGGCGGGTGCCGATCTTCCGCACCGGGGACGTGGCCGTGGTGCACCACACCGCGACCACGCCGTTCCCCGACAACGCCCGCTCGGGCTTCCGGCTCGACGTGGGCCGCGTGCGCCTTGCAGCCCTGCGGGTGCTGGACGCCGAGGGGAAGCCGCTTGCGGCCGATGCTTATGCCTCCGACCTCGATGCCGGCACGGTGACGTTGCGGGCTTCCCCCTCCGGCATGGCTCTGCCGCTGGTGGCCGAACACCGCATCGAGGACATGGGCCTGATCTCGGATACCCAGATCAACGGTGTGCTGACACTCACCCGGCCGCTGACTCACGACTATCCCGCGCGCGACTCGCGGGTGTCGTCGGCACTGATCATCGGCGACCTGCAGGCCCGTGCCCACACGCTGTTCGCGCAGCAGACCTGGACGGGAGAGTGGAAGGACGTGCGCATCGGCGCCAACACCATCGCCCAGTACAACGAGACGGTGTACCCGGTCGAGGTCACCAATCGCGGTGCCATTGAGGAGCGCTGGGCGCTGATCTTTACCAACACCAACGAGTTCCGCGTGGTCGGCGAGTCGGTCGGGCAGATCGCCGTGGGCAACACCGCCACGGATCTCGCGCCGGTCAACCCAGAAACCCACGCCCCGTACTTCACGCTGCGCGCGGGGGGCTGGGGCGCGGGCTGGGCCGCCGGCAACGTGCTGCGGCTGTCCACGGCCGCAGCCAACTTCCCCATCTGGATCGCGCGCACGACGCTGCAGGGGCCAGCCACGCAGACCAGCGACGCCTTCCAGATCCAGATTCGCGGCGACATCGATCGCTGAGCGGTTTTACAAGCGTATCTCCATGACCATCAAGTATTTCCAGTCCAACCAGACCGGCGCGCCGCAACTGAGCGGCCAGCGCGGGACCCTGATCGCCGTGCTCAACGCCTGTCTCGGTAACGGCTTCAACCTGCGCACGCTGACCGCGATCACCCGCGAGGGCACGGCGGCGACCGGCACGGCGGACGCGGGCCACGGCTTCCGCGAGGACGACATCGTGCTGATCGCGGGGGCCAACGAGGCGGCCTACAACGGCGAGCACCGCATCCGCAATGTGACCACCAACACGTTCCAGTTCGAGGTCGCGGCCGACGCGGCCGCGCGCGCCACCGGGATCCTCACCGCGAAGATCGCTCCACTGGGATGGGAGATGCCATTCTCGGGCGAGGACCGCGCGGTCTACCGGTCGCGCGACGTCACCAGCAACCGACTGTTCCTGCGCATCGACGAGACGCCGCTCGCAGGCGACGGCAACTACGGGCGCGGCCCGCGCACGGTGCTGGCGCAGATGTGGGAAGTGCTCAACGACGTCGACAACGGCAAGGGAAAGGCCGAGACGATGTGGCGCAAGGCACAGAACGACAACGCGACGACGCGCCCCTGGGTGCTGGTGGGCGACAGCAAACGCTTCTGGCTGATGGTGAACTGGAGCGAGAGCTACCCGAACCGCTACGCGCCGTACTTCTTTGGCGACTACCCGTCCTTCAAGGCGGGCGATGCCTACGACACGATGGTCGCTGGCTACTACGACCTGAACATCAATTGGGCCGAACCTTCCAGCAACCTCGTCACGGACAACGTCTACTCGGTCGGAACGGGTGTCGGTAACACGGGCATCTGGCTGGCGCGCGGGTATTCGCAGCTGGGCGGTCGCATCAACGCACAATGGGTCAGCGCCCCGGCGGGCGGGGGCAGCACGGGCCTCGGGGCAACCGCCGTGCCGTATCCGAACCCGGCCGACAATGGCATCTACGTGATGCCGCTGATGATTCAGGAACAGACCGGCCCGTCGCTGCGCGGCCGGCTGCCGGGCTTGCTGTGTCCGCTGCAGTCGATCCCCGCGCCGGAGCCGTGGAAGTTTCCCGGGTTTGTGATCGACGGCACGCAGCGCGAGCTGCTGGTGGTCAATGGCGCGGCCAGCAACGGCAACGCGCGCCTGGCTTTCGATCTGACCGGCCCGTGGGATTGATCCATGGCCGGTGAAATCCCACGGGTCGTCGGCCCGCCCAGCCGGGTCTCGCCCGGCGCCATCGCAGGTGCGCCCACGCGCCATGTGCTGCACAACGAGACCTCCGTGATCGCGCGGAGCGACGCGGGGCCACCAAGCCCGCTGGTGCCGGACGGCGTGGCACGCAGTGCGCCGGCCCCGCACCAGGGCGTCTCGCCGACGCGGCATGGCGAGCTGCCCGCCTCGCGTGCGCTCGAGTTCTGGGGCAACGGGCGCATCGAGGGGCGTGTGCGCATCGAGGGTGTGCCGGCTGCGCGCCGGGTGCGCTTGTTCGATGCGCGGACGGGCCTGCTGGTCGCCGAGGCCTGGTCGCGCAGCGATGGCTTCTACCGCTTTGACTATCTCGATACCGGCCGCGACTTCTTCCTGCTGGCGCATGACCACGTGCGCCAGTTCAACGCCGTCATCGCCGATTGGGTCCGTCCCGAGCCCACCGTTTATCCATGATCACCTTGTCCGTACCGGTCCGGAACAGCCGATTGGCCGTGATTGGCCAGGCGCTGGATGCCGGCGCCGCTGGCGGCCTGCTGCGCCTGTATTCCGCGCCACGTCCCGACATCGGGCTGGCGCTCGCCGAGCAGGTCCTGCTGGCCGAGGTCCGCCTGCCGCAGCCGTGCATAGGGAGCCTGGAGGGCGGCCGGTTCGTGTTCGCGCCGATCGGGCAGGCGCTGTGCCGCCGCTCCGGCATCGTGGCCTGGGCACGGCTGTCCGACAGCGACGGGCGCTGGGTGGCGGATCTGGATGCGGGGCTGCCCGGCAGCGGTGCGGAGGTCGAACTGTCGAAGCTGCAGGTCTTCGCCGGCGGCGCGGTCAACGTGGAACTGGCTGAACTAACCGAATAGTGCCGTGACCGTCGATCTTGAATTCCGGGGGACGTGGAAGCCTCCGAACGGCGGTGGTGCCGATCTCGATTTCGGGGACACGCGGCTAGCGGCTCCCGAGGCGGCCAGTGCCACGGTCCGCCTCCGGTTGGGCCCGCCCAAGGCGCGCATCCGCGCGGCCTACGACAACCAGGTGAGCCGCAAGCTGGAATGCGGCGGCCGAGTGCCGTGGCAGCGTGCCCATCGCCAGGGTGCCGGCCTGCACGACGGCTGGGACGACAGTGCGCGCGACCGCAGCGCGGCGGCGGTGTCCTGGCAACCGTCCGTGACGCTGGCCGGCACGGTCCAGTCGGCCGGCGGCGACAACCAGCGTGCCCGTAGCGCCAGCCGCGTGCGGTGGCAGGGCGCGGAGCCCGTTCCATCCTCAACGGCGGACCGCTTCAATCCGCTGGTACCGCAGCATGGCGCGTTCGGCTTGCCGTGGGGCCAGGGCAGCGCCTTGTCGGGCGCCGTGCTCAGCCCCTTTGTCTGGCTGGTGCCGTGTTTGCGCGGCCAGTCGCAGGGATGGCAGCCCGCCGTGCCGCTTGCCTTGCGCGAGGCGTTCGGGTTCTCGCCCGGACGCTGGCAATCGGGGCGCTGGTCACTGCCGTGGGAGATCGGGCGACAGCCGCGCCCAGGCGAGTCGCACTTGCCGGTCGACCCTCCCGTGGTCGAGCCGGCACCCAGGTATCACCCCGATCTCGCCTTCATCTGCCATGCGACCCGCCAGGGCCTCGCGTGGCGCCCCGCGCTGTGGCTCGACTTCGGCGCCCACCCGTGCGGGCAGCCGGACGCCAGTGTCTTCAGCGTCCCCATCCTCAAGGTCTACTTCGTGAGCAGCTCCGTCGATGTCGTGCGCCTGCCCGGCCGCGAGCCCATTCCTGCCAAGAGCGTCCGGCTCTCCATCGACGAGGATTCGTGGGCGTGGGGACTGTCGGCCAGCCTGCCGTATGCGGCGCTGGAGCTGGTTGAGCCCACCGCGTCCGGGCCGGTGGAGATCGAAATCACGATCAACGGCGTGACCTGGGTGATGTTGGTCGAGGGGTTCGACGTGCGGCGCGAGTTCGGGCAGGCGAGCCTCAACATCCGGGGGCGCTCGACAGCGGCTTACTTGGCCGAACCCTATGCGCCCAAGCGCTCCTTCGTGCCGGCGGCTCCCTTCACCGCGCGCCAGCTGGCCGAGCTGGAGCTGACGCGCGCGGGGCTGGTGACTGGCTTCACGCTCGACTGGCGGCTGCAGGACTGGCTGGTGCCGGAGGGCAGCTGGGGCTACCAGTCGCTGAGCCCGATGGGGGTGATCGGCCGCATCGTTGAAGCGGTGGGCGGCTACGTCAATGCCCATCCGCGACTGCGAACGCTGGTGGCCAAGTCCCGGTATCCGGTGCTGCCCTGGAACTGGGCAGCCGAGGTTCCGGACCGGACGCTGCCCATCGACGTGGTCAAGACGCTGAACCTGCGCTGGCAGGAAAAGCCCACCTTCAACGCGGTGTACGTCTGCGGCGAGCGCCAGGGCGTCACCGGGCACGTGGTGCGCGCCGGTACGGCGGGCGATCTGGTCGCGCCGACGGTGGTCGATGGGCTGATCACCCACGCCGACGCCGCTCGTGAGCGGGGCCGCTCGATCCTGGCCGACGTCGGCCGGCAGGCGGTCGTCACGCTGGAGTTACCGATGCTCAGTTCGCTCGGCCTGCTTGATCCGGGGCTGCTGCTCTCCGTCGGCGAGGGCAGGACGAACTGGCGCGGCCTGGTGCGTGCCACCAGCATCGTCGCCGAGTGGAACGAATCCCTGACCGTGCGCCAGACCATCGAGGTCGAGCGCCATTACCTGTAGGAGAGCGCGATGCCCAACCTGTGGCGGCAGTTCGAGCAACTGCTGCCGGATTCCCCCTTGCTGGTCGGCACGGTGGTGACCCGTCATGACGACGGCACGGTCACCGTCCAATTGCTGGGCGGCGGGCTCGTGCGCGCTACCGGCGCCGGTGAGCCGGGCGAGCGCCTGTTCGTGCGCGGCGCTGAGGTCATCGGTCCTGCGCCGACGCTGTCGACCGTCGATATCGAAATCTGAATCCCAACCTGTTTTTGCAACTGGAACCCGCCCTTGAGGCGGGTTTTGTTTTTTTTGGAGCACATCAATGAACGCACCGATGGTGGCCGACGGCATGGTGACCATGCCGCGGGCCGAATTCGAGGAATTGCTGGAGCGGGTCGCCGAGAGCGGCGCGCGGGCGGCACTGGCCGAGGTGGGCCTGGATGGCGAGAACGCCGCGAACGACATCCGCGAATTGCGGGGGCTGCTGGACGCCTTCAACGAGGCCAAGCGCACCGCCTGGCAAACCATGGTCCGGATGATCACGACTGGCCTGGTGCTGGCGCTGGTGGCCGGGGCGGTCATCAAGTTCGAGCTGTTCAAGGGGGCGCGATGATCGAGACGCTCCTGGGTGGTCTGCTGGGCGGGACTTTCCGCCTCGCCCCTGAAATCTTGAAGTGGCTCGACCGCAAGGGCGAGCGCGGCCACGAGCTCGCCATGCAGGATAAAGCGCTGGAGTTCGAGAAGCTGCGCGGCGCGCAGCGCATGGCCGAGATCGGTGCAAGCGCCGATGCCGCGTGGAACACAGGCGCCATCGAGGCGCTGCGCGACTCCATCACGGCGCAGGGCGAGAAGACGGGAGTACGTTGGGCTGACGCA